ACATATCACTTTCATCATACATTTTTTCTACACATGCTACTAAACCAACTCTGTCAGTTGCAGCAGAAGGGAGTCCAAGAGTTTTTGTGTAATGTTCTTCCACTAAAAGAAATCCATTCTGACATGCTGTAGCAGCAAAATCAGTTGCATTTAAAGCATATTGAATGTTATGCTCACCTGTTTTAACACCTGCTACTTTACGAAGATTTACAATACCATATCTACCAGTTGCTACGTTATTTACATTAGCCATAAGTTAATTCCTCCTTAAATTTAATTTATTATTTTATTATTTCTTAGGTATTAATGAAGTCCAATCTTCTTTTTTCTTAATAGAAAAATTAAAAATTGGAATCTCTGTTTCAGTTTTCTTAATTTTCTTTGCAAATTTTGTAGATAATTCTTTTGAAGCAAACATAAGTTTAAATTCCTTATCCATATCTTCAAGAGATAAATTTTTATCTTCTACTGATTTAATTTCTTCAGCAGTTAATACTTTAGAGAAATTTTCAATTAATTCTGTTTTAAGTTGTAATTGTTGTGCTTCAAATGCTTCTTGTTGTTGTTGTTCAATGTTTGTTCTAAATTCTTGAAGGGAAGTATTAGTTTGAGTAAGAATTTCATTTGAACTAATAAGTGTTTCATTTTCTGTTTTTAGAGAATTGAATTGTTCAGTCAAAGTTGAAATATTATTTTCATAATCTACTAATTTAGATTTAAGATTTTCAAAATCAGGATTTGCTTTTTCATATTCTACAGTAATTGTATCTAATTTAGTTTGGATTTCATTTTTTTCAGTTTCTAAAATAGTATATTTTCCATTAATTTCACTAATTTTAGATTCAGTATCTTGCTTAATTTCTTCAAATTCAGAAGTTATAACTTCATCAATATTAGTAAATGTAGCATTATCACCTGCTTGTTTTGGTCTCCAATCAGGAATAAATTCTACTTTTGCTTCAAAATCTAAAGTTACAATATCCCCATTTAAACTATAAGGAACACCATAATATGTATCCCATGTATTAGTAACTACAACAGCATTTTCATCTTTTAAATCCATTAAATAAAAACTACGTCTTTCAACTAACTCTCCCCAATAATTTTTCTTCATTTCTGTCATAGTTTGAAGAATTTTATCAATTTCTGTCATTAACTGACTATTGCTTAGAGAAAATTGTTCATTAATCTTACTTTCAATTTCTTCTAAAGATAAATCATCAATATTAAATGAAATTGTTTCAATAGTAAGATTATATTTTTTCAATAATTCTAATTTTTCATCCACTATATTTTTTGAAAAAACCTGAGAAATCTCTTTTAATTCTTTCATCATTTGAGTAAATTGCTCATTACAGTTTTGTTTATTAAATAATTGTATACTACTTGATTCAAAACATGGTTCCACTGAATTAGATAATATACAAAATGCTGTAAATTGAAAATCTATAATTTCATAATAACCTTTATCTGAAAAACTACCATTAGAAACTTCAATTTCCATACTATGATTGAAAACTTTATCTTCTTTTAATTTATTATAAGCATCTTGTCTTTTCCATAAAATTACATTAGTGCATAGATATTCATGCATTCCAGATTCGTCTTCAATTTCTTCCCACCAATAATCTGCACTTTCATAAACTACACCAATTGGATATGTATCATTTACAATCTCAACAGATTGAATATTGCCATTTTCATCTGTATCTACTTCTAAATGTGCATCATGTGAACTAAAATCACCTTTATTACCATTTTCATCAGTTATATTCCTATTATAATTAGTTACAATAGGACAATTGTACATACTTTTAATATTTCTTTCAAAACTTTCCTTTGAAATAAAACTATTGTTTCTGTTAAGTCCATGATACGCAATTTTAAGTATACCTGTATCAAAAGAAGAGTTTATTTCAGTTATTTTATCAAACGATGAAGAATAATTAAGATGCATTATTTTAGCAATAATTTTCACCTCCTTTAAAAAGTCATTTTATTACTAAAAACAAATTGTTTTTTATCTATTTGTTTAAAGTTAAATTTTATATTAGGTGAGTTTTCAAAAATAAAAAAACTATTATTCTGAGACAATAGTTTAAATCCATTTTGAAGTAATTTATTTTTTAATTCTTCAGAAAAACAGTGAATAAATTTTATAATAATCACCTTCCTATGATGCATTTTGTAATTGATCTGATATAATATTTAATTCTTTAGTAAGAATTTTTTCTATATTATCAAAATCCCAATAGGGAATACGCAATAATTTTATATTGTGTTTTTGACAGTATTCATTTTTTAGTTTGTCGTGTATTTGTAATGCTTCAAACTCTTCTTTTGTCATCCATTTTTTAATCCATTCATAATGTTGTTTTCCATCAAACTCAATCAACATTCTTAGTTTAGTTTTTTCTTTATCATAAAAAACAGGAACATCAAATCTTAATAATCCACCTTTTAATCCAACTAAATCATCAAAAGTATATTCTTTATCATGTGGAATTAAATTTTCTTTTAATATTTCTTTAATTTTTCTTTCTCCTTTTGATTCTTTGCAATATGAACAATTTTGACCTTGAGAAATATTACCCCAACACATTTTAAATTCTTCACCACAATATTCATTTAAACATTTCCATAATAATAATTTATTATTTTTTACATATTTTGTACTTAATAGTTTATATGGTTTATTATTTAATTTGCACCAAAGATTAATATTATATATAGAATAAGGATTGTCTTTATATGCTATACTTGGTATTTGTAAATATTGTAAACCACTCCATAACTGTGTATATAAATATCCATTATTATCTTTTAAAATCAATTTAGTTTTACTATTTTTATATTCATTTATTAATTCCATGTTTGAATTATTTTTATCCAGAAACAATTTAATATTTTCTGTAGAATAAATATTAGTATCACTAACAAATAATTGACGAGTTAGTTTTAATAATGTACGCCAAGTCTGTGAATAATAATACCCTTCATTATCATGTAAAACTAAAGGAATATCTTCTCCTTCATATTTTTTAGACAATAAAACAAAATTATAATTATTAAGTTTCAAATATATTTTAATATTATGTATAGAATATGGATTATTCTTTTCAACAAATTGTGGTGATTTACCTTTGTATAAGTTACTCCAAGATATACTATATAAATAACCATATTTATCTTCAAGTGTTATTTACTATGACTATCTTTAAAATCACTTACTAATTTTAAATCAATATTATTTTTATCTAAAAATAATTGAATATTTTGATTAGAATATTTATTAAATTTAGCGACAAAAACATTTCTTTTAAGTCCTTTTAAAACACACCAAGGAGATGAATAAAAATATCCTTCATTATCAAATAGTTTTAAATCAATTTCATCACCTTCGTATACTTCAGATAATAATGTTAAATTTGAATTATTAATATATAGAAATAATTTAATATTATTAATAGAATAAGGATTAGATTTACATACAAAACGATGTTTATATCCTTTAAGTAAATCTGCCCAACGAATTACATAATAATATCCAGTAATATCTTTTAAAATTAATTTTTGTGCATTATTTAAATATTCCTTACTAATTAATTCATATCCTAATTCTTCTACATATTGTTTTACTATATTAAAATCTGTTTTCTTACTCAATATCATCATCCTCCAAATTAAATTATTTTAAATTAAAAAACTAATAATTAAATCAGTCCTTGTTTACGTTTTGTAAGATATTCACATAAAATTTCAGTTCTAAGGAATACCCAACAATATTTATTTGTATTTTCATTCAATGTTCTAGCAATATATCTTTCACCTATATTTAATAATTCCTTTTTAAGTCTATTACTATAACAATAAAAAGGTTTCAAATTAAACACTCCTTTAAATTAAATATTAAATTATTATTTTATCTATTGTTATTTTCTTTATCTCGACTGATTGTACCACCATTTGAAATTTCACCGTCAGAAACTTTTGGCCTTCCACCTTCATCATCATTTGAACCTTGGTTCATATTTAAAGGTGGTCTCCATAAATCCTTAGACTCAACTAAATTTTCATATATAAGACTAGCATTATAATCATCAGCACTATGTCCATTGATACTACTAATGACGTTTAATGATCCTCCGATAGAAGTTAATTTATATTCTCTGTCAAAAATTTCTTGTTGATTATACCAAGTTGTTTTCCATATATTTAATCTAAAAGTATATTTCTTTCTAAGATTAACATTAGAAATACGATAATTAAACCAACTTTGAATTTTATCAAGCATTGAGAATACAATAGATTGAATATATATTAGATTTTGTGTAATACCTACTGAAGAATTTGTACTAGAACCTCCTAATAATAATGGGTTTGCTCCTGCTTGCATATATGCCATTGATTTAGTAAATTCAGCTAAGTTTGTTTTTTCATTTTGTACAGATTTAAAAGGAATTTCAGATAACTTATAGGGACTGCCCGTTACCGTTACTGAACTTGGGACACCGGAAGCTATAATATTTACCCACTGAGAAACAACATCTGGTTCAATTAAAGGTATCCCTGATTCCGGATCGTGCGGAAATTCAACATTGATGAGCTTTATGGCTGAATCCCTAGAACTCTCAATTTCTTCATCGACTAAATCATTTAATAAAAATAACTCAGTAAACAATTGACTATACAATGGCAAGAAAAACGTATCATTATCTCCACCTAATTTAATACAACATACTTTATCACTAGGTAAAGGTTGCCATTCTGGATATCTTAATCTATCTAAATTAGTTTTATATCTGTTATATAAAACCTTAAATTCATCAGGATAAATATCCCATGCAAATTCAGATAATTCATTATCTCTATTTAAATCATCAAAATACTTGAAATTATATTCTACTGTATACTGTCCCGATTTTATTGAACGCAATCTAACATACTTTATAGGTAAATCCCATAGATAAGGGAAATTACCATCGTTTTTTTCAAATCCACAATAAGCACCATATCTAACTAAACTTTCTATAATTCTACGTCCTGTTTTCTTTATATCTATATTATCAATATATTTTCTAACGGTATTAAATTCATTATTAAAGTTTTTTAGAAGTTTGTTTATTACATCTTGAGATTCTTCTTCAGACATTTCTTTTGAAGTTTGATTAGCAATTTCTTCTTTTAATTTTTGCATTGTGTAAAAATCAGGCTGAAGATAATTATCTAATGTTGCCATATTTGTAGTTAGATTTACTAAAACTTTATAGATACCTTCAGGTGCATATAGATTATCTGATAAATCAAGTATCTCAGTTTGATATTTTTGTGGATTTTCTAACCATAATTTTATTTTATCAATTGTTATATTTTTTAATTTTTTTTGTTTATTTTTAAATAAACCACCTATTCTTGATAGGGAAAAGTTTTTAGCTGAATCCCATGATTTCTTTAATGAGAATAGGGTAGGGGAGAGGTTTTGTTGGTTGTCCATTGAAAACCTCCTTTCTGTATTATTATATTATCGTCTTGCTCTTGATGATTTATTTGCTATTGCAAAATATGATGAGGGGGAGATGTTTGTTGGTTTTTTCTTTCCTGTTATGTGTTTTCTTCTTATTTCTTGTAAATACCATCCCAACATAGCTAAACAATATGATCTATCATCATTAAGTTCGCCTACTTTTTCTTTAGATAAATCATATCTATAATTTTCACCTGTGCCTTTATATCTATATGTATATATTAATTCTTCTTTTGCAATATCAATATTTTTTAAAACTAATTCTTCTTCAAAATCAAGTTTTACTTTTTTATAATCTATTTCATCATCTTGAATAATATTTCCATTTTCATCTTCTATATCAATTTTTTTACCAGTTAATTTAGGTAGCATTAAATATCCTTTTAAATCATATTCATTTGTAAATGATACTAAATCTAAATTTATCATTTCCAACAACGCATCAAACATATCTTTTTTATATTTTTGTGGACTTAATAATTTTAATTTATCAACTGCATTTGGGAATTTAGATACATGTTCTTTACATTCTTCTTTATCTATAAAACCCTTATGTTTTCTACCTTCTGAGTCAATCCAATCTTCCATAAGATAATCAGCAATTGTAGTGCCATGACCTCCAGAACCAGCATCAATTAATAAACATTCTATATTTTCATAATCAGGATTACCTTTTCCGTTATAATCTAAAATCATTTTTTTTAATAAAGCAATTTGTTCTGGTGTTCTCATAGGAGTTTTTTTCTTTTTAGCAATATCAACAAAACTTACTCCACCACATATTTCTAGTCTCTCACCAACTTTATCATCATTTATAAGTTCTGCAATCATGCATACAGAATTATCATATTGATGTGCAGGATCATATGCAATTAAAAATTTTCGTTTGCCTTTATCATCATTACTTAAAACAGGTAATCTTACTTCACAATTTTTTACAATCATTGCTCTTTTAAAAGGTTGATTATCTCCACCGTCCACAGAAAATTTATTATAAAATTCTCTTAATGCTTTTTCTTTGTTTTTTCTCATTTCTGCATCAATTTCGGTTTTATTAATTAATGGTGCTTCAAATAATTTACCATTATAAGTTGCATTAAGCATAATTTCACAATTTAGATCGCAAACAAAATAATCTTTATCACCTAAAAACATTCTTTTAGCATAATCTTTATATAATGTATAAAAATAACTATCTGTACTTGAAGCAGAAGAAATAAATAATCTTTGATTAGGAATTTGTTGAGGATATGTAGTTATATCAATTCCTGCACCAAGTTTAAATGTAGAATTTTGTAATAAAAATGGAGTTGTTGCAACAACATAATCTTCATCAGTCCAACCACTTTCATCGTATAAATTCAATGCCGATCTTTTACCTCTGTTATTTATTATACTTCCTGACAAACTTGTAACTGTACTGCCATTAAATAATTTATAATTAAAACCTGATTGAGAATGTGTAAATCCATCAGTATTTGCAGTAGATTTAACAAGTTCTCCCATAAAGAAATCTGTCAAACCTGCAAAACTAGCAATTTCTTTTTTTGCAATTTTTTCAATTTTCATAAAAGTATCTTGACTTTGAGAAGATACATTGCTAAGAATATATGTATTATGTCCTCCAATCAAAATACCTTTTGCCATAATAAAAGGAGCAGAAAGTGTCGATTTCCCACCATTTCTAGTAATGCACCATAAATTATATGGTTTTAACCAAGAATTCATAAATACATATTTTTGTACATCTAAAAATTCAATTCCAAAAAATCTTTCGCAGAATTTTATAGGTGCTTTGCTATCGACCCCATTGAATTATTTCTGCTAATTTTAAATATCCTTCAATTTTTTTTTGAGAAATCTGCAATTCAGAATTCCTAATAAAATAATCCATGAGAACAAACCACCCCCAATATTATTTATCTAGATTATTAAATTTAATTTTTAATAATCTATAATTTTCTTTTACTTTAATTAATTCATCGTCTAATTTTTTTATTAAATCTCTTTGTTGACTAAGCATATCAACATAATCATTTTCATCAAACATTAATTGATCTAATATACTTTTATTGCTAAAATCAGCAATCTGTTTCATTGCTTCGCAAGTTTCTAAATCGAATAAATTAATTTCAGCAGTAGATAAACCAACTTCATTTAATTTTTTTACTATTCCATTTAATGTATTTCCACCTTTACTCTTATTATTATTATGATTTACAGAAATTCCATTATCTTTTGCCATAGCAAGTATTGAACGATATACTTTTTCTTTTGCTTCAATTAATGATTTAACCCCACCTGTTTGTGATTGAATATTATTTACGTCAGCAGTTAATAATGTTAATGCTTGATTTATTTTATCAATTTGATTAAAACTTTTTACAATTTCTATGCAAACAACTAATTTAAATTTATCATCTACAGTATCTTGATCAAGATAATCAATAAGAGTATTATATAAATATTTTTGATCTATAGTATTTTCATGTTCAAATGGATTATATCCAATAATACGAATTACATCTTCTTTATTTTTTTTATCTTCTTCATTTAATTCTAATTTAATTTCCGATTCAAATATATTAGCATTTTTATCAAATTCAAATGGAGTTGAATCAAAAAATGTTAATGAAGAATATTGCGGAAGACTATTGCACTTTTGGAAATAAATCTGAGCAATATTACTATTACTATTATTTGCTTGTTGCTCTGCACTATGATATAAACTAGAATCAAAATACACATCAAGTAATCTACATAAAAAATATAATGCAGTTTTACAATCATCGTATTTATTTACTACGTATACAAATAAATCTATGCAACATTGTTTACAAACAACCATACGTTGATTATTTGCCTTTAATAATAATGAATTTGATTTATAGTAATCCTTTTCTTGATTTTTATCCTTTCCACAACAAACACATTTAAACATAATTTTTTCTTTTTTAGGTTGTGGCGTAGTAGTTGCCACAGTTTTTTTAACTCTAGGAATAAACGCCACACTCCTTTATAATAATTAACTAACATTTAACAAATCTTGATATTTACCTTTATAATAATTATTAATAAATTCTTCAAACTGTCCCACAGTATTATTACCATATCCAAACTCCATATGGAATCTTAAGTGAACATTCTCACTTAAGCAAACTCCCAATGGATGTCTATAATGAATTTCTAAACATTTATCAATTAACATTTTTAATTCAATTTCAGTATAATCACTTATATTATTATATAAAATTAATCCTGTTTCTTTTAAAGTATCTTGAATAATATTATCAAATGAATATAAATGATGTATATTATCAAATCTTTTACCTATTAATATACATTTATAATTACAATTCTCCATACTATCTAATTTCCATTGTTTAATATTTCTCCTTAATTCTTGATATAAACTACTTATGCCACCTTTATAATTTGGATTTAATTCTCCAAATCTTTGACTATTATATTTAGGGTTATCATTTCCAATCCATTTGTTTAATTCAATTAATCTATTAGAATTAATTGTAGCAATTTCTTGAAAACATCTATGTAATGTCTTTTCAGTTTTATATAAACTCAACCTATTTGCCTTTTTTATTATTTTATCTATATTTATATTTCTTAAATAAGTGATATGTAATTCATTATTTGTTAAATGACAATAATATTTTAATAATATATTAACTTCTTCATCTGTCCATCTATGAACATTTGAATCTACTTTAAATTTTTCTCCTTTACACTCCCTACATACATTCCTTAAATTATCAGTACATGATTCATCTTTTGGGAAGTAATCTAAACTACAAGGCAAATATCTATTACAACTTTTGCAATATTTATGTAATATATTATCAATAATTTTATATTTATATTTATCATAATTTTCTACAAAACTATTTATTTTTCTTAAATTTAATTTTTGTGCAATATGCATTATTGATTTTTCAGTACGTTCTATAGATAATAATGGAATAATCTCTCTTATTGATTTATCTATATAGTTATTCTTTATAATATTTATATCTTCTTCTGACCAATTTTCAGGTGCAATATCAGGAAAAAATCTCTTCCAATACATTTCCAACACATATTTCTATAATTATCAAAACATTTATTATCAGGTTGAAAATAATCTCTAGTTAATGGATAAGTTTCTCCACAAACTTTACATTTTTTATAACCTTCTTCTGCACCATTTCTTCTACGAATAATTTGACATTTAATACATACGTTATAAAATCCATCAGATGATTTATTAGATTTATTAAAATTATTTTCATTTATTTCTAATGCTTCACCACAATCAACACATTTTTTATAACATTCTGGTAAGTCATTTTGTTTCCTATTTTTATTTTTAGCATTTTCACTCCTACATTTTTTACATACAGAATTTAAACCATCTTTACATCCATTATGTTTATGAAAATATTCATTTGTTGCAGGAAATTCTTCACCGCATTTACTACATTTCTTTGATTTAATTTCTTCATTCATTTCTAATCATCCTCCACGCATTTATTTTTTACTTTCAAAATTCTCTACGCATTAACCTTAAAATAAAAATAAAAAGAAGTTAGGTTGCGTAGAGAGGGGTAGCTACTCCCCTAAAATACCTAACTTCTCTAAAATAAACATATAAAATTTATTATAATAAAATTATAATATAACACTAAACTACTAACCTAAAAAATCACAACCAAATCTCACATTTGTATTGATTTCCTCTAACCTTAAAACATAATAAAATCCACCTCAAATAAATAGAAGTGGACTTAATATATCTTATAGTATAGTTTTAATTTTATAATACTTA